ATCACTTTTGAAGTATCAAAAACAGGAAAAGTTGGCATTAGTACAAATGCATCATTAACATTAAGTGTTAGTAAAGATTTACCCAAAATATTATATTATAAGTTTACTCCTATTAACGAAACTTTAATTACCGAAAGTAAGAAAGGAATTGTTATTGATAAAGAGATAGAAGGATATAATCAAATTGGTATTGAGGATAGTGTATATTCAGGAACTTTTGAAGTAATAGGAATAGGAACTACTACGACATTTAGTTATAATTTATCAAATCGTCCTGAAAGACCTTCTTATAGTGAATCTGAATCATTGCTAGAATATGCAACAGATTCTAGCACTGCATATGGTGCGATTTCCGATATTACAGTAAAATATAAAGGAAGTGGTTATGATGAAATAGTTGGAGTTTCTTCTATCAATACTGGACTAGGAACTGAAGCTATTTTAGAACCTTCTAGTAAAGATATTGGTAAAATACTTTCCACTAAAATTGAAAATATTGGATTTAATTATTCTGCTGATAATACAGTAAGACCTGTTGCTAATCTTCCTGAAATATTACAAATTGAATCATTAACATCTTTTGAAGAAATTGGAATTAGTTCTGCTGGTAAAAACTATACAATAGCACCTAACTTGATAGTTCTTGATGGATTTACTGGTAAGCAAGTAAAAGATGTTGATTTAGAATATCATATTGGTGATCAGAAAGTTACTATTTTACAAAATACCAAGGGAATGTATAATACTCCTCCCTCTATTATACCCACAGCTAATGTAAATGGAATTGGTATTAATACAATCACTTATGACTCTAGCACTCAAGATGTAACTATTGGTTTAAATACTGCGTTTAGTGATGCTATTGACGTTCCTTTCTCAGTCGGTGATAAGGTTCTCATTGAAAATGTAAGTGTTGGTGTAGGTACTACTGGATATGGATATAATTCTTCTAAGTACGAATATTCTCTCTTTACTTTAACTGATGTTAATATTCCTCTTGGAGGAACCAATGTTGGATTCGTTACTTACAGTTTAGCGGGACTTTTACCAGAGAATGCATATCCTGGTAATCAAGATGTTTTAAACTCGGCTGGAATAATTATCCCTCAAAAATATTTCCCTCAGTTTGATATTAAACTTAAAAAGAATAATTTCATTGAAGGTGAGCAAGTTAAATCAGGAAATAAAGTTGGAAAGGTTGAAAGTTGGAATAATAAAAATGAAAGTTTAAAAATATCTTCATCAGATGAGTTTGATGTTGGAGATTTAATTGAAGGTACGACTTCTAGAACTGAAGGAACTATAGAGTCTAAAATTAATTTTGAATCTGCTATTAATATCGATGCGGGATCAGTAGTTAAGAAAGGATGGCAAAGAGAGACAGGTTTCCTTAATGATACGCTTCAAAGATTACCTGATAATTTCTATTATCAAAACTTCTCTTATTCTTTAAAATCTAAAGTATCTTTAGATAAGTGGGATGATGCAGTAAGTAAATTAAACCATCCTGGTGGATTTTTAAAATTTAGTGATTTACTCATAGAATCTGATTCTGCTCCTGTTCCTACTTCTGCGAAAGATAGTGATTTAGTAGCCTTTATTGATGCTATTGGAGTAGTAGATGTAAATTGTTATCCAAGCTTTGATTTGGTTACAGAAAATTCTTTGAATATTAGTGATACTGAAAATTTATCAAATCAAATTTATTTTAATTCTAAAATTTTAACTGATTATTATGAATCAGTTGGTAATAGGGTATTGACTATTGATGATTTTAGCACTTCTTTTAATAGTGATCCTAGACCTACAAGGTTCTCCGTTGTTGATGAATTCCCTGCTACTCAACGTTCTAAAAAATTCCTTACTCTAGTTAAAGATAAGACCTTTACTGGCGAACGTCAGACAATGTTGGTTTCTCTTTTACAGAATGGAGTTAGGGGTTATATTAATCAATATGGTAGAGTAGAGTCAGTTCTTGATTTAGGAAGTTTTGATTTTACTATAAGTGGTAATAATGGACAACTTCTATTTTATCCAACCAAATATACTGTTAATAATTATAATGTAAGCACGGTTAGTTTTGATATAATTGGTTTTGCTAATACCACGGGTATTGGTTCAACAACTCTGGGTAATTTTGTTAATATTAATTCTACTCAAACTGCTGTCCCAACAGGAACGGCTACTACAATTGTTGGAATTGCTTCGACATATAGAAGTTCAAAAGTTCTGGTTCAGATCAATGCAGATAATGGAAGAATGGAATATGATGAACTTAATATTCTTCATGATGGAACTAATGTTGATCTTCTTGAATATGGTCAGATCACAACTGATGATAATAGTTATGGAGGAGGAAGTGGATTAGGAACATATACTGCTTCCATGGCTACAGGAGATATAATAGTACAGTTTGTTCCCCATACAGGTATTGCAGCATCTGTAGATACCATAAGAGTTTCCATAGCAGATACTGCTTCAGGAAGCACAGGAATTGGAACTCAATTCTTGGGTATTGGTGATAACGATATAGCATTTATAGATTCTACTTATACATCTATAAATGCTTCAGGTTCTCCTACCGAGAATGTTATTGCTCAATATGATATCAATAATACTGTAGAAACTAATGATCATAATGCTGCTTATTATATTCTTAGTGTAGAAGATGTTACAAATAGTCGATATGAAATGTCCGAAGTTATCGTTTTAAACGATAGTTCAGAAACTTATATAACTGAATATGGAAACATCACTAGTGTTGCAGGATTAGGAACAGTTGGTGCTGCCGTGTCATCTAATTATGTAAATCTTTATTATACTCCTAATCCAAGCACTCATGTTCAAGTTCGTGTTTTCCAGATGAGTTTGCAGATTGCTGCAGAAAATTCGGCTATCACTTCTGTAGATGAAATTGATCTTACTAATGCATCAATCAATTGTGGATTTGGTGAGTATGAAGGAACTGAGATTGATGTTCTTAGAGCATTTAATTTAACTCATGATGGAAGAAATATATTTGCAAGAGAATTTGATGGTAGTGATTCTACTGTAGTAGACTTAACAGCGAATAGCGTTACAATTCCAGAGCACTTCTTTGTAAGTGGTGAAGAAGTTACTTATAGTGCTACTGGTGATAGTAGTCCTATTGGAATTGCCACAACCACCATTACAGGTATTGGTACTACAACTCTTCTCCCCTCTACATTATTTGCTATTAAGATAGATGAGACTACTCTTAAGTTTGCTAAGACTGCAGAAGATGCATTAAAGACTATTCCTAATGAAATACATCTATCAGCAGTTGGTACAGGGGCAGCTCATACTATAACTGCACATAATCAAAATACTAAGTGTTTAATTGGTCTGGATAATGCAATTCAACAACCGATTGTTTCTACTGCTGTTACGACTGGATTAGCTAACCTCATGGGAATCGCTGATGTGGTAATAAAATCTACAGGAGTTACATCTATTTTTGGTGGAGATTTACTTAAGATTAATGAAGAAATAATGAAGGTTAATACTGTAGGATATGGCAGTACTAATCATATTCTCGTTGACCGTCAATGGATGGGAACAGGATTGGGAATTCATACTGCAAATTCTTTAATTACTAAAGTTACAGGGGATTATAATATTATTGAGAATACTCTTAACTTTGTTACCGCACCTCAAGGCCCTACTCCCATAAGTTCTACAACGAATGAACCTGATAGTAGAGATTGGGTAGGAATTACTACATTCTCTACCTTCCAAGGAAGAACCTTTATGAGAAGAGCAGCTGTAAATAGTAGTAATAGACCTTATACATCAAACCAAGTTTTTGATGATATATCCGAAGGATTTACGGGAGTCGGTAAAACATTTACTTTAAAATCAGATGGTTCCAATGCAGTGGGATTCTCTACGAATAATGGAGTTATTCTTATTAATGGAATATTCCAAGGACCAACTGGCACATTATTAGAAGATCAGGATTACACTTTATCTGAAGGTTCAGGAATTACGACTATTACATTTACAGGAACAGCAACTTCTCTTGCCAGTGATCCTAACAACTCTAATATTCCTGTTGGTGGTGTGGTTGCATCGGTTGGTTCTACTGGTGGTCTGGGATATCAACCACTTGTTGCTGCTGGTGGAACTGCAATTGTTTCTGCTGCTGGAACGGTTTCTTCTATTAGTATCGGTAATAGTGGATCAGGATATAGAATAGGAGTTCAGACAACTGTTAATGTTGCTATTCAAACAGGAACAAATACTCAACCACAATTAATTGGTATTGGTACTGCTGCAATTACTGATGGACATATCACAGGAATAGCAATTACGAACGGTCAAGTCATTTATATACCTAGAGCCGTCTATGATGTTGGTTATACCTCTACAACTGGTATCACAACGATCACTACAACGACAGCCCACGGTCTTGCAATAGGGCAAGAAGTCAAGTTAGCAGGAATTGCATTCACATGCGATTACCTCCCTGCTGTGGGCGTTAATAGTGCCATATACGACAATACTACAGGTATCATGACAGTCACCACATCTAGTGCTCATGGATTGTCTGTGAGTGGTAAAGCGAGTGATGTGGTGCTTACTGGATTAGCATTTACTTGTGCATTAGATGATGGAGCAGCTACTCATTTATATCCAAGAACTAGTGATCCTGCTTATGGAGGAACACCTGTTACTGGCGTTGCAAGTGCCACTCAATTTACGATAAATGCAGGTGTCTCAACTGTTCCTACATTCTATGCATCAGGTGGTACAATACAACCTGCCTTGATAGCACCTAGAGACATCAATAATTCTGATAGTGGAACTGATCCTGCTGCTAGTGGATCCACAATATTAACTGTTGGTAATACTACATCCTTTACTATTAATAGTGGTGTTTCCACAAGAGCACATTTCTATTCTAGAGGTGGAACAGTTAATAGACAAATGGATGTTGTAATTGATGAACCACTTGGATATACTAATATCCCTCTAATTTATAGTGCTGATTCTACCGCAGGAATTGGAACACAAGCCACTGTTGATATTGTAGTTGGTCAAGGATCAAGTGTTACACAGTTTGAAATAAGAAATACTGGTTATGGATATCAAGATGCTCAAGTGTTGACAGTTCCTAAAATGGGAATCACTGGTATTCCTACGGATCCATCAAAAACTTTTGCAGAATTCCAAATTACAATACAGGATGTATCTACTGATTCATTTGCTGGTTGGACTTTTGGAGAACTTGAAGTTCTAGATAAGATTCAAAGTGAATTTAATGGAACTAAGAAAGTCTTTACTCTTAAGAAGGATGGATCCCCAATTACGATTAGAGCAAGAGAAGGATCTAATATTGATGTTCAATCAACTATCCTTGTATTCATTAATAATACTCTTCAAGTACCTGGTCAGGCTTACACTCTTACGAATGGAAGTATTTTAACATTCTCTGAAGCTCCTAAAGGACGTGAAACTGATGGATCATTTAATGGTGATACATGTAAAATTCTTTTCTATAAAGGAAGTGGTGATACTGATGTTGTATTCAATGACGTATTAGAAACCGTCAAGAAAGGAGATACTCTTCAGATTAAAGGAGATGGTGATCTTTGTTCTGATTCTATAGAAGAAGATAAGAGATTGGTGAAAGAAGTTGTATCTACTGATATTGTTGATACAAATGCTTATACTGGAGTAGGTATTAATGGAGATCCAAATTGTAAGAGAACGGTTACTTGGTGTAAACAGAGTGTTGATAAAATTATTAATGGACAAATAATTAGTAAGAGTCGTGAAGAGTTAGAGGCATTAATTAATCCTACTACATTTATTATTCAATCTGTAGGTGTTGGTTCGACTGTGATATTCGTAGAGAGTGTAAGAACATTCTTTGATCCTGATAATGAAAGTCAAACAACTACTAAGACTCAAAAGATTTCTATAACTTCTCAGGATAATATTGTTGGGGCTGCTGCAACTGCTGTTGTGTCTGCTGCTGGTACAATCTCTGCTGTTACAGTTAGTTTAGGTGGAACAGGATATACTGCTGCTCCTGATGTTATTATTGGTACTCCTGTTGGTTTAGGAACTACAACTAGAGCATCTGTTACATCTACTCTTACAGGAGATGCAGTCTCTGCTATTACAGTTGTTTCTCCTGGCACAGGATATACTAATACTTCTGTACCTGAAGTTCTTATTGAAGTTCCTTCAGTAACCAGAGAAATAAATGATTCATCTACTTATGAAGGTGACTTTGGAGAAATTGTAGGAGTCGGGACAACTTGTGTAGGTGTTGCATCTACAGGTATTGTATTTGATATGTACATTCCTACTAACTCATTCTTAAGAGATACTGATATAGTAGGAACTGCTGTTACAATCAGTGGCATCCAAACTGGTTACTACTTTACAATTTCTAATAGTAATATTGGAAATGGGGTAACCTCGATCTATCAAAATAGATCAGTCTTAGGAATAGGAACTACCTTCCTAGATAATGTATATGAAGTCGCTGCAGTTTCTGTTGCACAAACTTCAGTACCTGGTATTGCTAATACATATGTGGCTAGAGTAACGACTAGTGTTTCTAGTTTCAATTCATTATCTGGAGTGGGAGTAAGTGAGTTGTTTGGAAACTTCTCGTGGGGAAGAATAACTCTAGGTTCCAGACCTAGTACAGCAGTTACATCCTTTACCGCATATACGGAAAACGGATTTACTGGCATTTCTACATCAGCAGTGGTAAGTAGAGTTACCCCTCTAAAATCGGAAAATTATTCTAGTTAACAATCTTTGATAAATAAGTAAAAAAACTATCGCAAAATGGCTGCAATTATAACTGATCAACTTCGTATATTAAATACTAAAGATTTTGTTGCCAGTGTAGCATCGACAACTAATTCATTTTATACATGGATTGGTTTACCTAATGCTACACAGGTTGATTCTGATTGGAATACGACTCCACCTGATCCACGGGATAGTTTTAATCAAGAGAATGAATATTGGGATACAATGATAGCCTTGAAAAAGGTAGATACTACAGATATTAAACAAGTTGTTAATAAAAACACATGGACATCAGGGATTACCTATGACATGTATCGGAATGATATAAAAGCAGAAAATCCTTCTAAACCTTCCAATGCAATTACATTATATGATGCAAATTATTTTGTAGTAAATGAAGATTATAAAGTTTATATTTGTCTTCAGAATGGAACGGATCCTGATAACCCAGAAGGAAAAGCATCATTAGATCAACCAACATTTACTGATTTAGAACCAAGGGCAGCAGGAAGTAGTGGTGATGGATATGTCTGGAAGTATTTGTATACAATTAAACCTGGTGATATTGTAAAATTTGATTCTACAGACTTTATGCCTGTTCCTGCAGATTGGGCAACTAATAGCACAGACGCTGCAGTGAGAGAGAATGCGGCTACAAGTGGACAACTTAAGATTGTTACTGTAACTAATAGGGGAGTGGGATTAGGAACTGCTAATCAAACTTATACTAAAGTTCCTATTAATGGTGATGGTCAAGGTGCTGAAGCAACTGTGGTAATTAATAGTAGTTCTAAAGTTGAATCAGTTACTGTTTCTAAGGGTGGTTCCAATTATAGTTTTGGAACATTAGATTTAGCAGAAGGTGGAGTTCCTACAGGAACCACTGCAGCTGCATTTAATGTTATTATTCCTCCTCAGGGTGGACATGGTGCTGACATTTATAGAGAACTTGGAGCAAAAAATGCTCTGGTTTATGCTCGTATTGAAAATGATGCAGAGAACCCTGATTTCATCACTGGACAAGAATTTGCTCGTGTAGGTATTGTTCAGAATCCTGAAGCATATAATTCTACGGAAAATTTAGAACTAGATAAAGCAAGTGCAGTATATGCTTTAAGATTGACTGGTGCTGCTTCTAGTACTGCTACATTTACTGCCGATGATTTTATTACTCAGACTATAGGTGTTGGATCAACTGCTGTAGGAAGAGTTATTTCTTATGATCAAACAACTGCTGTTCTCAAGTATTGGCAGGACAGATCTACTGCTGGTTTTAACACTAATGGTAGTGCAAATACGGATCCTACTTATGGATTCCAAATGGATAGATTTACTGCAAATATTAAATCTGGTGGATCATTTAATATTGTTGGAGGATCTGAAACTCTAGCAATTAATACATCATTCACAGGTCTCTCTACTGTAATAAATAGTAGGACTTATTATCTTGGCCAGTCATTTACTGCAGGTGTGGCTAACCCAGAAGTTAACAAATATTCTGGAGATATTATTTACGTTGATAATAGACCGTCGATCACTAGATCAACAAACCAAAAAGAAGATATCAAAGTCATTTTGCAATTCTAAAGAATTATGTCTCAGGAAACCAATCTAAACGTCGCACCCTATTTTGACGATTTTAATGCAAGTAATGACTATTATAGTGTATTATTTAAACCTGGATATCCAGTTCAGGCTCGGGAGCTAAATAATTTACAATCAATCTTACAAAACCAGATTGAAGAATTTGGACAACACTTTTTTAAAGAAGGTTCCAAAGTCATACCAGGTAATACTTATTATAATGATCAATATAATGGCATACAATTAGAGGCAAGTTTTCTCGGAATTCCAGTATCTAATTATTTGGGACAGTTAGTAGGGTCTAAAATTACTGGATTAACTTCTGGTGTTACAGCAGTTGTTACTAAATGTGTTATTGGAAGAGAATCGGAAAATGGAAATCCTACATTATATGTAAACTACTTGGGATCAGACACTATAGATAATATTCAAGGAATTTTTGCAGATAATGAATTATTAACATCTAGTTTAGATATAATTTCTGGTGGCACTACCATTGCAGCTGGAGAACCCTTTGGTTCTACATTGGTTACGGGGGCAAATATAATTGGATCATCTTTTACTATAAAAAATGGAGTTTATTTTGCTAAAGGAAGATTTGTACAAGTAAAAGATGAAAATATTCTTTTGGATTCATTTGGTACTAATCCAAGTTATAGAATTGGTTTATATGTAAAGGAAGAAGTAATTAATGCGGATATGAATCCTGCCTTGAATGATAATTCAAGAGGATTTAATAATTATTCTGCACCTGGTGCAGACAGACTTAAAATAACAACTTCTTTGATTAAAAAAGAATTAGATGATTTTGATGACAATAATTTTGTTGAATTAGCGACAGTTGAAAATGGAGTTTTACGATCTAAAAGAACGAGTACTGATTATAATATTTTACAAGATGAGTTAGCTAGAAGAACCTATGCAGAATCTGGTGATTATTATGTAAAACCTTTTGGTATTGGTGTAAAGGAATCTTTAAATAATTATCGAGGAAATAATGGGGTATTTAATTCTGATCAATTAACATATGAAGGGTTGGTTCCTTCATATGAGTTAGGGTTATATCAAGTTTCTCCTGGTAGAGCATTTGTAAAAGGATATGATGTAGAAACTATTAGTTCAACCTATCTTGATTTTGAGAAACCAAGAACAACGGCGAGTCTACAAGATCAAGGTATAAACTATAATACTGGGGCAACTTTAAAATTAAACAATACATATGGAAGTCCTCAGATAGGTATTGGTAATACTTACGTCTTAAGTCTTAGAGATACAAGAGTAGGAAGTGCTGCGACTCTTCCTGCAGGTAAAGAAATTGGACTAGCAAGAGTATATGATTTTGATTTGGAATCTGGTTCCTATGATAGGAGCAATCAAAATATTAATGAATGGGATATTACTCTTTATGATATTCAAACAGTAACAGAAATTACTTTAAATGAATCTATTACACTAACTGTTCCAAGTCATATTAAAGGGAAGTATAGTGGAGCAACTGCGTTTATAAAATCTCCTGTTGCAGCTGGTGTTGCTGTGACAGTTTATGATGTAAAAGGAGACTTTATTAAAAATGAAAATTTTATTATAGATGGTGTAGAAAATACAAGAGTTGCTGTTGCAGTAACTAATTACGGTGTTTCCGATATAAAGTCCGTTTTTGGTAATACAAACGGGCCAGACATGAATACAGTGGGTGCTGCACAGACATTCTCTGCAGACACTCTTCTCACCCCGATTACTTCAATTGGTATAGGAACGCTTACCCAAGAAGGGTGGAACGCTACAAGCGGTAGTATAAGCACAGTAAGAAGTACTAGTCCAAATTTTCCAGGACAAATAAGGACTGGAAACTTAATGAGATTTAGTAGCACTAATGCGGTTGATCCCGTTTTAGCGTCGGTTGTAAGTGTAGGAACTACTCATATCGTGGTTGCAGGTGTTACTACTGTTACTGGAGTAGCTGAGGGTAAATTACCTGGAACTCTAACTCAAGTTTCAGATCTTGCAGTTGTAGGAGCCGATCTTCAAAAAGCAAGAGATGTTTCTTTCTATACTCAACTTCCTAAAAATAATATTTCTAATATAGATTTAACCGATGCATCATTGGTTATTAGAAAGACTCAAAATGTAAACATTACAGATGGTCAACTTGCGACTGCTCTTGATGCAGCTGCTAATGAAACATTTTTACCATTTACTGCAGAGAGATATTTCTTACAAAGAAGTGATGGAACCACTGAAGTTCTCACAAGTGATAAAGTTCAGATTAATGCAGCATCTACTCAACTCCAAATTTATGGGTTAGGTGGGAATGATGATGCAGTTCTTGTTACTACCCTCAAAAAACTTAAGCCTAAGTCCAAAGTCAAAATAAGAAATAGAGTTAATACTTTATTGGTTGATAAATCTACGAATGATGCCTCAGGTATTACTACTTTAACTGCTAATGATGGACTAACATATGGTAACTATCCTTATGGTACAAGAGTTCAGGATGAAGAAATATCATTGAACGTCCCTGATGCCATAACGGTGTATAAAGTTTATGAATCTGCTTCTACTTCTGATCCATCAGCACCAACTTTAACATTAACTTCACTTACAGGCCCTACTGGAAAAACTGCCGATCTAGTAATTGGTGAAAAAGTTAAAGGAACAACAACTAATGCCTGTGCGTTAGTAGCAGAATCTGTAACTAATTCCCAAATTACTTTCCTTCCTGAAAATGAAATTAATTTTAAAGAAGGAGAAACAGTTCAATTTGAAGAATCTCAAGTTGAAGGTGTAGTAACGACTGTTAATTCTTCTAGTTTTGATATCACTTCTATTTTTGAAGGTAATAATGGGCAAAAAGAAGATTTTTATAATTATTCTACAATTAGAAGAATTTCTGATGCAAAAGCACCAAATAAAAAGATAAAAGTATATTTCGCCAATGGTTATTATCAATCAACGGATGATGGAGATATTACAACTGTAGATTCTTATTCTACTTTTGATTATTCAACTGAAATTGAATCTGTAAATGGTATTAGAAATACAGATCTAATTGATATTAGACCCAGAGTTTCTGATTATACGGTAGCAGCTAGTGTGAGATCACCTCTTGAATTCTATGGAAGAACCTTTAATGCTTCAGGAAACTCTGCTGCAAACATTTTAGCATCTGATGAAACCATAGTTACTGATTTTTCATATTATCTTGGAAGAATTGATTCCATTTATCTTACTAAAGATGGTAAATTTCAACTTAAAATTGGAGATCCTTCTGACAAACCTGAAGAACCAGGCGTAGTTGATGATGCATTGAAGATCGCAGTTGCATCTTTACCTGCTTATCTTTATAATGTCTCTGATGTCTCTTTGAATTTTTTAGAGTATAAGAGATATACAATGTCGGATATCGGCCGACTTGAAAATAGGATTAACAATCTTGAGTATTATACAACTCTTTCATTATTAGAGGCAGATACTGCGAGTTTATTCCTCCCTGATCAAAATGGAATAAACAGATTTAAGTCAGGATTTTTTGTTGATAACTTTACTTCATTCCTTGCACAGTCAAATCTTACTGAATATAAAAATAGTATTGATTTACTTTATAAAGAATTAAGACCAAAGCATTATACTACTTCTGTAGATTTAATAATGGGCCCTGTTGAGAATACTCGAGCTAATGCTGATTTAGCATTTAGTGCTCCACAGGGAACTAATATTAAGAAAACAGGAGATGTTGTAAGTTTAAGTTATAATCAAGTAGAATGGATGAAGCAAGTTAATGGAACCCGAACTGAAAGTGTAACGCCTTTTATTATTAGTTTTTGGAAAGGAACTTTAGATCTTACTCCTGCTTCTGATAATTGGGTGGATACTGAAAGATTAGAAGCTAATATTATAAACGTTGAGGGTAATCTTACTCGTCAACTTCAAGAGTTGGGAGATAGATTAGGAGTGGATCCTCAAAATGGATTTGGTTCTGTAATATGGAATGCGTGGGAAAATGTATGGGTAGGAGGCCCTGGCTCACGTTTTGGAGCGACACGTAGAATTGATACTAGATCTGAAATAGGAAGGAGATGGTGGGAAGGCAACAACTTGATGGCAGAAAGTATTACAGCCACCAGACAACAGAGAACAGGTACAAGAATATTAATAAATGAAACCTTTACTAATACTTCTCAAGGGGATCGAGTTGTAAGTAGGGATTTAGTTGCCTTTATGAGATCAAGAAATGTTCAATTTGTAGGAAGAAGAGTTAAACCTTCTACAAGACAATATGCATTTTTAGATGGAGTAAATGTAACTAATTATTGTGTTCCTAAATTAGTAGAAATTGCAATGGTTTCAGGAACCTTCCAAGTGGGAGAAACTGTTACAGGAAGCACCAGACCATTAGGTATATTACCTATTACAAATGATGATGCTCGTCCTTCAATTAGATTTAGAGTTGCTCAATCTAATCATTTGGAAGGCCCATATGATGCACCTACTC